GACCTGTGGGTCATGAAAGACCCATGCGCCGATATTGAGCATCTGGCGAACACGCTCCAGACAGTCAGTAAAACTGGCAAGCTGGTTATGGTTGGTCTCGATCCGCAGGGCGTTGGCGGTATTGTAGATGCCCTTGCCGAGCGAGGGATAGACGGGCCGCGTGTTGTCGGCGTTGCCCAGGGCTGGACGCTCTCCGGGGCCATTAAGACGGCAGAGCGCAAACTGGCAGATGGCTCTCTGGTGCATTGCGGGCAACCAATCATGGCGTGGGCAGTAAGCAACGCCAAGGTGGAGGCGCGCGGGAATGCCATCATCATAACCAAGCAGGCCGCTGGAAATCTTAAAATTGACCCGCTCATGGCACTGCTGAATGCGGTGGTGCTCATGTCTAAAAACCCACAGGCCAAGCCGACCATGGCAGGCTTCCTGCGCAGAGGATTGCTTTCAGCATGACGCTTAAAAAGAGGTTCCACGGATGGATGTTCAAGGCGGTTAACGCCATGAGCATGACCATCACGGGGGTTAACCTGCTGGACATGCGCCTGGGGGCTTTTCTGGCGGGCGGTCCGACCTACAGTGGCAAAGTGGTGTCCGTAGACAGCGCCATCCAGCTTGATACGGTTTGGGCCTGCACGCGCCTGATATCTGATACGATAGGGGCAATGCCGCTAAAGCTCTACATGCGGCAGGGTAATGGCAGTTCATCCATACTGGCACGCAATCACCCGCTCTACCGTATCCTCTATAGTTCCCCCAACGCAGACATGACGGCCATGGAGTTCTGGTCTGCCATGGTGGCGTGCCTGATGCTTTGGGGCAATGCATTTGCTCAGGTGATCTGGAGTGATGGCGCTGGCCCGCGCCGGGTTCTGGCTCTCAACCCTCTTCGGCCGGACCGCATGACAGTGCAGCGCGACAGCGGCACAGGTATGCTGATCTATACATACGTTTATCAGGGACAGACCCTCACCCTTACAGAAGACAGTATTTTCCATATCAAAGGATACTGCACGGATGGCATGATGGGGGTTTCCCCGATCAGCGCAGGGCGGCAACAGATGGGCAGCGCCATGGCGGCGGAAGAGGCCGCTGGGCGGATGTTTGCCAATGGGCTGATGAGCCAGACATACATCAAGAGCCCTGACTGGGTGCCGGAGGAGCAGGAAGAGCGCGTCAAACAGATCCTCCGGGACTATTCCGGGGCAGTAAATGCCGGGAAAACTCCTCTGCTTGAAGGTGGATGGTCTGTTGAAACCATCGGCATGAAGCCAGAGGACATGCAGCTCCTGCAAACCCGAGGCTTCAATGTGGAAACGCTATGCCGCTGGTTTGGTGTCGCTCCGGTCATGATTGGGCGCATGGAAAAATCAACAGCGTGGGGATCAGGCCTTGAGCAGATGAACCTCTGGTTCCTGACCTATACGCTCCAGCCATGGCTTGTGCGGATAGAGCAGGCCATTACCCGCTGCCTGCTCCAGCCTGCTGAAAAAGATGTGTATTTTGCACAACATAATGTGGATGCGCTGTTACGGGCAGATAGTCAGGGCCGCGCGCAACTTGAAGCCTCGCAAGTGCAGAACGGCATCAAAACCCGCAATGAGATCAGGGCCAAAGAAGGTGATCCGCCATTACCTGGTGGAGACATTCTGACCGTCCAGGCGCAATTCATTCCGCTTGCCGATGTGGGAAAAGCGGCTGTTCTGCCGAATGTGCAGCCTCTCACCAATCCTGCCCCCACCTCTCCAGCGCAGCAGAGTGGTACAATAGGAGATCCTGAAAATGATTGATGGTCTGGAAGTCTGCGCTGTTCCATTCGAGTGCAAGGCGGTTGCTGGTGCTGCGGGCGAGAATGGGCACGTTGAAGGTTACGGCGCAGTTTTCGGCAATACGGACTCCCATGGGGATGTCATTCTGCCTGGTGCCTTTGCGCAGTCCATCGCAGAACGGAAGGCGCAGGGTCGGGTTCTGCCAATGCACGTCATGCATGGTTTTTTTGGCGGTGACGGTGTGCCTGCTGGTGTGTGGAGCGCTGTTTCTGAGGACAGTAAGGGCCTGCACGTCAAGGGTAAGATATCGGGCACTGGAACAGATGCCGGGCGTCTGCTTTACGAGCGCGTCAAGGACGGCGCATTGGGCGGCCTGTCTATCGGGTTTAGCATCCCCAAGGATGGGTCTGTAAAAATGACCGATCCGAAAGGGCCACGACGTCAGATCAAGCAGGCCAATTTGCATGAGGTCAGTCTTGTTGACGATCCCAGTAATGCCCTGGCGCGCGTTACAGACCTCAAGCGCCGGATGGGGGGAGAGTTCAAGTCCACAATTCAAACCACCGCTGCAATGCAGGCGCTGGAAGCGGCTTTGGTCATCTACCAGAAGTCTCTCCAGGGGAATGACGCCCCCACAGCAGAGGAACGGCAACAGCTTCTGACGCACTTGCAGGATGCATATGAGGCTCTGACCGGACAGCGGATGCCTGACGGGTTGAAAATGGCCATGCAGAGTGATGCAGCCAAGCCTGATTTTGCCAAGGCCATGGAGCAGGCTATGGCAACGATGACAAAGGGCATGACTGATGCATCCATGAATGGCGACCCTGACCATGATTTCCTGTCCATGATGATCCCGCATCATCAGGGGGCTATCGCCATGGCGCAGGCAGAAATCCAGCATGGGAAAACGCCACAGGTTCTGGATCTGGCGCGCGGGATCGTCAGCGCCCAAACGGCCCAGATCAGCGCCATGCAGGATATGCTTGCCGGGAAAAAATCGCTTGCCCCGATGTCGCCTGAAATGAAGTCCGCCTTGGCTGTCCTCACCGCAGCCGTTTCAGGTGCTCATGCCCTTTCTGGTGCGGAGCGGGCTGTCCAGTCAGGGCTCCTGCCCGCCGGTCTTGCTGGTTTTCGTCTGGTCTGACGTAAGCCATACTTCTTTCACCCGCAGCCGCCCTTTGAGGCGGCTTTTTTTATGGGAAAAATCATGTCTGTTGAAAATGAATATAAAGCCGCCGTGCAGCAGCTCACCGAAGCAACCAATCAGGTCAAGCAGTTTGCTGAAAAAACAGAAACTGAGTTGAAGAACCTCGGTAAGGTCACGGATGAAACAAAGGCATCTGCTGACAAGGCGCTATCGGAAATGAATGGCTTTTCCGCGCGCGTCACGGAGCTGGAGCAAAAATTTTCGCGCATCGGAAGTGGTCAGCAGCCAACTAATGAGCGCAAAAGCGTTGGTCAGCAGGTCATTGATTCTGATGAGGTAAAGTCTATCCTCAAGGAAAATGGCGCATGGACGGGACGTGCCCGTGTCGAATTGAAAAATATCACCTCGGCTGTGGCGGGTACGTCCGGATCTGGGTTGGTCGCGGCTGACCGTGTAGCGGGCGTCATTACCCCCGCACAGCGTAAGCTTGTTGTGCGTGATCTTCTCATGCCAGGCACAACAGCATCCAATGCCATTGATTATGTGAAGGAAACTGGCTTCACAAACAATGCAGCCGAAGTTGCAGAAAACCCTGCGGTAGCCAAGCCAAAGTCAGACATCACGTTTGACCTGCAAAACTTGCCGGTGCGCACGATTGCCCATTTTGTTCTGGCCTCCGTGCAAGTTCTGGCTGATGCGCCGATGCTCCAGTCCTATATCAATGGTCGCCTTATTTACGGTCTGAAACTCAAGGAGGACATGCAACTCCTCAATGGTGACGGCACGGGCATCAACCTTAAAGGTCTGATGACGCAGGCTACAGCTTATGCCCAGCCTGCTGGTGTTACGGTCAAGGGCGCAACCATGATCGACACGCTCAGGCTCGCCATGCTTCAGGCAACTATGGCGGAATACCCTGCCACGGGCCATGTCCTTAACCCAACTGATTGGGCCAGTATTGAACTGACCAAGGACGCTCAAAGCCGATATGTCTTCTCCAACCCAACCGGACTGGCTGCTCCGGTTCTTTGGGGACTGCCGGTTGCAGAAAGTCTGTCCATGACGGCAGGTGCGTTCCTGACCGGCGCGTTTGAATATGCTGCTCAGATTTTTGACCGTGAAGAGGCTGCTGTCGCCATTTCCACCGAAGATAGCGATAATTTCCAGAAAAATATGGTCACCATTCGCGCAGAAGAGCGTGTGGCACTGGCTGTTTATCGTCCAGAAGCCCTGATCAAAGGCACGTTTGCTGCTCCGTCCGGCGGTTAAGGAGTAGTCCATGAGGCAGACCATTCCTGCCAGTGCGCCAACGGCTCTTGTGCCGTTGGCTACATTGGATGATCTCAAGGCAGATCTGGCCATCACGGATACGTCTCAAGATAGCAGGCTGAATGGGATTTTGCTGGAAGCATCCAGTATGGCGCTGGCTTTTATTGGCCGCGCCATCATGCGTGCAGACTGGCGCGATCTTATCACGGTTGCGCCCGGGCAGAGCCCTCACAGTTTGGTGCTCGGTCGCTGGCCTGTTGTTGCAATAAAAGCCTTGTCTGTTGCGCAAGAGCTTTGGTCTGCTGACCAGTTAAAAAGCCTGAATACTGATCCTGATGCGGGTCTGATTTATCCTCCTGATAGCAGCATGACACTTTGGCCACCGGGGGAATACGTCATTACTTACACGGCAGGGTATGCCGCTCCTGGAGGAAATGACCCCGTGACTGTGCCGCCCGACATCCAGAGGGCAGTGCGGCAGGTTGCCAATTCTCTTTGGAACAGCACGGGCCGTGATGTCCTGCTGAAGTCAGAGACAGAACAGGGGGTGGGGTCTGCAAGCTGGAGCAGTTCTGCTCCCGGCCTTGGGGGTATGCCGCAAAGTTCTGCTGATCTGCTGATCCGATACCGCAGGAAAGGTCCGAGATGAGTTACAAAACCGACCGCCGCCGCCGCCAGATACGCGCCAAGGGCCGCAACATGCGGCTCATGCGTCCATCGGGCACACCCTCTGTGTCTGTCATGGCTTATGCGCCACCGCCGCAGGCCGTTGCGCTGGAAACCGGAGCGGCAGTTGCGCCCTTTGTGGCCCAGATTACGAATGATGAACTGGCCACCACCACCTACGGCGTTCCGCGCACGAATGACATCCTGATGGATGGAGACCGGCGCTACGCTCTCAAAGATGCCCAGCCGGTTTATGATGGCAGCACCATCTGCGGCTGGACCCTGATCTCTTCAGGAGGAGAAACCAATGACATCTCCGGCAGTCTGGTCTGATGCCTGGGCGCGCGCCATGGCTGCGGCAAAGGCAGATGGAACAGCCGTTCTGGACCCGACAGACGATGTAGGGGCAGTCCCGTCCGGCCCCTATTGGGTCATGGAAACGGACACGGGCCTCTCCGACCGCATGGGGGCTGGCGAGCCAGTCAATCAGGAAACCGGGACCATCTGGCTGCACCTGATGGTGGCTAAGGGCACTGGCACGCCAGCGGCTCTTGCCTTGCGCATCAGTATGTCCAACGCATTCCGCACCACTGAGCCTCCAAGCGGTCTGTCCTACTTTGAGCAGCACTTTGACCCGCCAGGCCTTAGCACGGACGGTACCCGCTATCGGTTCTCGCTCGGGATTGCTTACGAGTTCCAGAACCTGCCCGGTCAAACCGGAGGAACATAGGGGGCTTCCTCCTATTTGCCTCTCATTATCCAACCATTCAGCCACCCTTGCGGTGGCTTTTTTTATGGAGTGAGCCATGCCGCCCTACACGGGGTCCACAACCGGCTACGCTGCTGGCGAGCAGACAAACGCCGGTGTCATCACCTACATCATGGAAAGTGCCTATAAGGTTCCGCAGGCCGGTGCCGCGCAGGATCTGCGCTTCACCTCGGAAACGCTGGCCAAGACGCAAACCACGTCTTCCCCGGATGAAATCAACGAACTGGCGGAGACCAGCCAGACCGTAGTGACGCAGGTTTCCGCATCCGG